TATGGGAGTTCTCTGGTCGTAAAGACACAGATTACGGTAACCAAGCTAAGGCGACCCAGTGGGACGCAGAAGGGTTAGAGGAACCTACACAAAGGCAGCAAGGGTCCATGAACTCTAACCAGATGGTACGTCTTAACTGTTTCAATAGTGACTACACTGTTGAGTACCGCCTCTGGGATGCGGACGAGGGTCGCTTGCTGCCAGCCATTGAGTTTGCCCATGCTGTAACCACGTTTATGTCTAAACGTAAGGACATTCCTTACCTTAAGGACTTTAAGAATTGGCTTGACAAACAGTCAGGCTACAACATTTTAAAAGCTGATAGCGCTTGGCGCTTAGCATAGGAGAAGAACGATGTCGTACGTAACACTTGAAGTTGATACCTGTATCCTTGTAGCGAGTCCTGCCTCTGAACGTACAACCACTGTGATTGGTGGTTGTCACGTAACTTTACACACAGAGCGTTGGTTCCAGGAACCATTCTTTGTTAAGGAACTGCCGTCCAACACATGGGGTGCGTTGCAACAGTACATCATTGATAACCGTGAAGAACTAGCGGCAATCACTTATGTCGGTGAATACCTTGACTCCTTTATCAACGACCTGCCTGAGCAGATGTTGGACAAACCTATCCTGTCTGTTAGGAATCCTAATGGTTCGTCCAACAACAACAGCGTGTTGTTTCCACCTGTGGAGCAGGTACAAGAGCATAAGCCTTACCGTGAATTTGATGGGTACTCCTCTCAACCTTCCCTACCTATCACGGGTACTCGTCAGTCAGTCTTTTGTACCGTGTACAACTCTGACCGTTCTCGGATGATGACTGAAGCTGCCAACGCAGCACGAGGTATCTATTCACCTGAACCTCGGGATGATGTTGAGGACGTAACACGGGTGATGAACTACTCCTACGTCCCTACGTTTAACTTCATGACGATGGGTAAAGAAAAGTCACAATGCTTCTTTGGTATGGAGTTGGAGCTGAACACCAAGGTTCCTTGGAATGATATCTACCGTGTTATGACAGAAGTTCACCCTATCCAAGAAGCCTTCATGTATGCTAAGCAGGATTCAAGTATCAGTGGACAGTTCAGCAACTCCTACGAGTTGGTCACCCACCCTATGACCCCACGTCGTATGCGTCTTGAGTGGAAGCGTCTCTTCAAGAAACTAGAGACATTGGTAAAGGAACGTGGTTTAGTGTGGGAAGAACTCTTTGATATGTCTACAACGTCGACAGGGTTACATGTGCATGTCTCTAAGACAGCATTCCACGGGTTGTCTCGTACCCACAAGAAGAAGTTCATGATGATCTGGAACAACAACGCCAAGTCTATCTCTGATTTTACTTCCCAATTGGCTGGACGTAAGCTTAAGGACAGCTCCTACTGTAGTCCTTCAGAGGCATACAAGGGCCGCACTGTGGCTTGGATGTTACGTGAAGGTATTAACAGTAGCCGTAACTCTGCTTGTAACGAAACCTCTAAGACTGTGGAGGTAAGAGCGTACAAAGGTACACCTTCCTTAAAGTGTGTACTCCACGCTGTTGACACAACAGAAGCGCTACTCGCTTTCACTGAACAAGCCCCTATTTCTCAGTTTAACCGTGGCCTACCTTCAGCCTTTCAATCTTGGTTGAGAGTGACGCCACCTAACGCTTACCGCGCACTAAAGGAGAACCTCTCATGTGTCTCATAATAGTTAGAAACCCTAACGTAACCCTTGACAAGGTAAAGTTCGATACCGCTGTGTTGAATAACCCTGATGGCTGGGGTATCACAGTGCCTGACGGTGAGGGTATTCTTCATACTGAGAAGAGTATTGTCACTGACAAGGATGAACTTTATGCTATGCTGCATGATGAGTTCGCTGCGGATAAGATTATGCTGCACCTCCGGTACACGACTGCTGGCGATACAGTGATCCGAAACGCTCACCCCTTCCCCATCCTTGAGAACTCCTCTGATGGTGTTGACCTACGTATGGCACACAACGGTACCCTCAATAAGTGGGCACCAGCGGTCAACGCACCTAACAAGTGGGAGTCAGATACTCGTGTCTTTACTCGTGGCTTTGTCCGTCCATTGATGAAACGTCTTATCCGTGGTGCTAACACAGAGGAACTGCTGAAGGATAAGTTCGTAGCTGACTTACTGGACTCACAGCTTACCACTATGTCTGTGCTTACATTCATCGACGGCTACGGTAACACCCTGTTCGTTAATGAAGAAGGCAACGGTGGGTTCACTGACGCTGACGGCACGTACTTCAGCAACAAGTATTCACATGACGCTGAGCACCGTGTTGTTAAACCTTTTCAGTACCGAGGAGCCAATACCACTGTGGGAAAGACCTCTGGGACGACCCATACTCCTGTGGGTGGTCCGCAATCGACGGGACGTGGGACGCATGGGACGAGTACCAGTACCACCGTTCGCTTCACTGATTGTAACGTTGAGTCCTTCACAGACAAGCACGGTATCACCTCCGAAGAGGACTTGTTCCAGCTTGACGATGAGACTATTGCTTACTTGGTTGATGAAGAACCTGAAGATGCTATCCTCTTGATTCAAGAGTTGTTGGCTGGGTTGTATCGTGCCACTAAGGCAACTTCATCTATGACATTAAAGAACACGTTAAAAGATAAGCAGATCAAGGACTTGAACAACAAACTTAAAGCAAAGGATAAAGCGCATGACCGCCCTGCTCAGCTACACGCCGTCAAGTGACGAACAAACAGAGACTACCGTTGAGAAAGGTGGCTTTGCTAAGGCAATGGACAACAGCATTTGGTTCTCTTGCACCCCTGACCTACCTATCATGCGGTACGCTAAGACTATCCCTGTGTTTATCTGGGATGAGACTAAGACTTACAAGAACTTTGCTACTAACATCGGACTAACACATGACATGTTCGAAACAGAGAAGCACATGATTCATACTAAGGAGAAGTTCTTACCCTTCGGTAACGTAGCTAAAAAGAAGGCCTCGATGCATGACCTACTCTGTCCCTCCAGTGCTACGTGGACTGACCTCCTTGCAGATAACCCTCTTGGTGCTGATGCTACACCTCGGTTAATCTCAGGGCGTATCCTACACGTAAGTCTCGTTGGTCTACAGGTGCTGGACCGGTACTACTACAACACAGCGCTACACACCCGACGTAAGACACAGTTCAAGCCAACGTACGGTGGGCCTGAAGAGACAGCTTGGATGTATACAATGCCAGCCGTCAGCTTCACAAAGTATCTTCCTCATGAAGGGACATACGAGATGTTACGTGGGTTTGACCCAGTGATGTGTTCAAGTATCAACCTAACGACATACACAAGCACACACACAGCACCTGCTAAGGCGGCACCTTAGGTATACTTAAAGTATACTCTTAGTATGTACTCTCTTATACTTTCTTATACTTGTCTTCCCCTTAGTATATACTTAAAGTATTATTTAGTACGATGAAGAAGAATTACAAGGGGTAAGGAGAAATAAATATGCAACACCTAGCTAAAGTTATCTGTGGAGATCATGTCTCCTCTAAATCCTTCGAGTTTCTTGCTGATGCAGTGGACTACTGTAACCGTAAGGGACATGTCTCTGATGAGTGTTCCGTCGTGGAAGCTTATCAAACCTTGACAGGTCTAGAGGAATACGTTACTATTCTATCTTGGACTAATGAAGGGATTCCCTATGCCACCTGATACAAACTTGGTGAAGTTATATCGCCCTGCCCAAACAACAATGGCGCATTACGAAACTTCTAACGACATGCAAAGAGATGCGGACGGTAGTTGGGTGAGCCTCGAAGACTACCAAGCTATAGCCGCAGAACGTGACGCACTGCAAAAGATCGTAGACAACATGACTGCACACATCCGTGTAGAAGACTAACCCAACGTCTCGAAAGGACATACCATGAAGACTTTCTTACTTACAGCTACTGCTGCCACTCTTATCGCTACCTCAGGTTTCGCTGGAGATAATCGTTACGACCAACTTGCTGACCGCATTGAGGTTGTCAACATTGAGGACCAACGTTTGACTGACGGCAACGTCACCAACGGGGTGCTCACTTTGTATACAGAAGATATGGATGGTGACTCTCGTCGTCCAGTTGTCATTGACCTATCGAGTCTTGCTGGTGCTGATGGTATCAACGGTACTAACGGCTCTGATGGTGTTGATGGGTACATCCCTGATGTCACTGAGCTTCAAGCCTCTATCAACGAACTACAAGACGGACAGGTCACTGCTCTTGAGGCTTCCTCTGCTGCTGCGGCTATCGCGGGCATCTCCTTGAACCATAACTATGGGAGTGTAGGTATCGGTGGTGCTTTCGGTCATGGTCCTAACGCTATGGCTATTCGAGCAGGTGTCCCTGTTGGTGAGCGTCTGTTTATCAGTAGCAGTGTTGCTAAGTCTGGGAGCACAATCCTAGGGACAGCTTCCATCACCTACTCTTTCTAAGAAACATAAGACTAGCAGGGTGTGTTCCCTGCTAGTCTTTAAGACCTAAATGACCTCAGCACACAGGAGGCGACGCCTGAATGAAGTACACCAGAGAGTATAGCGTTGGCAGTGACAAGAGGTGGCAGTTTGTATGTCCCCGTGATGTTGCTGCTGCTGGGATAGCAAAGACTACCACCTTCACTGATGGCCGCACTGCTCGCTTCGAGATACCTAAGTTGATTGAGCTTGTGCAGTTGTACCGTAGTGGTGAACTCAAGGAAGGCACTGTAGGTACACACTCACTGATGGTACACCTAATGAATCACTACATGAGTACTGACTACTACCGACAGTTAGCAGGCTCATCTCAGAAGCAATACCAGTCTGTGCTTGAGTCTTGTCTCTCCACCCCACTAGGTGTTGGCACCTTAGGTACTGTAAAGGTAACAGGTGTTAACGCTAAGCTATGCCGTGAACTCTACACCAAGTGGACTAAGGGTGGTAGTATAACCAACGCCAACACTAAGGCACGTATCTTATCTGTCCTCTTGAACTACGCAGTAAGCATTGAGTTGCTCGTTAACAACCCTATGGCTAAGGTACGTAAGCTTAAGCAGGAACCCGTGACAAAGATATGGACAGAAGAACAGGTGGCTACCTTACTAGAGGTGGGGTACACACACTGGAACTCTCGTAACATCACCCTTATCACACATATGTGCTATGAGTATGCTCAACGTCCTGTGGATATCTCCCGACTGACATGGGATAAGGTGGACCTAGATGATGGAGTGATGAGTATCACACAGACTAAGCGTGGAGCCACTGTTCACCTACCTATCGAAGAACCCCTCCTCTCTCTTCTCAAGCAACAGAAAGAAGACTGGGACTTCCAACAATGGGTGGTGCCTCATCACATACCTAGTGGTAGCGTGTACCACCCTATGAATAGGACACAGATGAACACATGCTTTCGTCACCTTAAAGACTTGGCTGGCTTACCTGAGGACCTGCACCTAGGACTCTTAAGGAAGACAGCAATAGTTGAAATGGTCGACGCAGGGGTTGACGCGGTAGGTATTATGAATGTGAGTGGTCACAAGAATATCTCTAGCCTAAACCCATACATGAAGCACACACTTAAGGGGGCAGCCAATGCTCTCGCACAACGTAAGAGAACCTGAGTAGGTCAGGGTCGTCCATCTGGTGAGACTATCTGGAAACAGAATGTAGGTGCAATCCCTACCTCTTACACCTAACACACAAAGGAGAAAGCAATGACACCTCTACGTAGGAAACGTTTACTTCAACTAGCTTCTAAGCCTGCTGACCACAAGTCCTACTACTCACAGTACTGTGTTCTTATGCGTGAGGATTTAGTACGCTGGTGCATTGGTCACGCCTCTCTCACCACTAAAGGTGAGGAAGAACTTAAACGATTGGAGAAACATGATGATTTGCTATAAAGATAGAACATTCTGTTCATCAGACTGTATCAACACAGCCTGCCACCGTTACTTCAGTGACGAGGTACGACAAGGCGCACGTAGGTGGTGGGACCACGACCCAGACAAAGCACCAATAGCATTCTCAGACTTCTCTGATGGGTGCGAATGGTATACACAGGGAAACGAGACATGAAACAAAAGCTACCACCTACCGACACACACCTAACGTGTCCCCTGTGTAACGCAGGTGGCAGTTACTCTGTGTGGGCTAACGGCTACGGTTACTGTCACTCCTGTGACACATCCACCAAAGGGCAACGTGCCGCCAAAGAGAAACCTACTGAACGAAAGGCACCAACTGTTATGACAACAGACCTAACACTTAAGTTCCACCCAATGCGAGGGACGGACATTGACGTAGAGAAGTTCTACGGTACACAGACAGGGGTGTCTCCTGAAGGTGACCCAGTCACTCGTGTATACCCTTACCCTCACCGACCGAAGACACGTATCCTGCCTAAGGACTTCTCTAAGAACTATGGCTTCACCAACGATCATCTCTTCGGTATGGATAAGTTCAACGCTGGTAGCTCTAAGTATCTAACGATCACCGAGGGTGAAGAAGACGCTATGGCTGCGTACCAGATGCTAGGTAAGACCTTCCCTGTTGTGTCTCTCCCTTCTGCTAGCTCAGTTAAGTCTGTGCTTCAGAACATCGAGGCGTACAACTACATCAAGGCTTTCTCTGCTATCATCATCGCTACTGACAACGATGAGTCAGGCAACAAGAGTGCAGAGATTCTTCAACGTGCTTTCCCTGGGCGTTGTTACCGTGTCAACATGACAACACATAAGGATGCCTCGTCCTACCTGCAGGCTGGCTCTGCGTCTGACTTCAAGTATGCTTGGATCAATCGTCAGAAGTATGTGCCTGATAATGTGTTCAACACCACTGACCAGTTCGAGAAGATCATCCGTGACGACAAGG